GATTATGAAAGCGACACAGCCATCTATGAGTGGAAAGGGCGATATTTCACTGGGCATGGCATTACGTGATTCATTTATAGCACATGCAAAGAAATTGAACGAGAATCGTAGAGCGTGGATCATGTTGACCGATTTCGCAGCAGCCAACGACATGTGCGATATTACTAAGGGAACTTTGGTGGTTGTTGATCGTGGTCAAGACGCAGCGTTGAACGCAGCACACAAAGACGGCAACAGGGTCTTGGAATCGGTCATCAATTCGTGGTACGCAAATTACAATGCACATGTTCGGCGTTATGGAGAACGCGAAGGTCAAATAAATATTGGAGAGTTAATCAATGGGTAGGCGTGGTCCAAAACCAAAACCAACGGCGATGCTCAAGTTATCCGGCTCTACATGGGTGAACGAAACTAGAGCTGGTCGTGGCAACGAGCCAAAGCCAGAAGTTATTGAACCTAAGTGTCCCGCATGGCTCAAAGACAGATCGGCGAAGGCACATTGGAAGCGACTCGTCAAAGAGTTGATTATTATCGATGTGCTTACGGTTGTGGATGGAGATGCGCTTGCTCGACTATGCATAACTTATAGTAGGTTCATCGAAGCGCAGGAGATGTTGACGCAAGAGGGTCAAGTGATTATTGGAGACAAGGGCGGCATGGTTCGTTCTCCGTGGAGTAAGATTGCAGAGATAACTGGCGCACAACTGCTTCGGCTTGAGCAGGAATTTGGACTAACGCCATCATCAAGATCGCGGGTACAAACTTTGCCTAGACCAAAGATCAATCTCGAACTTGAAAAGTTTCCCGGTGGTTATGATCCTGTCAAAACTGCCAGCGATGATCACTGGTTTGATGAGGAAGCGGCAATTCGTGCAATAGAGTTCTTTCCCAAATTTTTGCGACATGGCAAGGGTGAATTTGCTGGAAAACCATTTGAACTTGCACCGTGGCAAAGGTCTGTGGTTGGTCATCTCTTTGGATGGAAGAAGGGCGATGGGACACGGCGATACCGTACTGCCTATATGGAAGTGCCTAGAAAGAATGGGAAGTCTCACTTCGCGGCAGGGTTGGCACTTTATCTTTTAACTGCCGATGGAGAGATTGGTGCGGAGGTCTATGGTGCAGCATCAGACCGCGATCAGGCCGGCATCGTGTTTCAGGTAGCCAAGGGTTTCGTGGACAGTGATAGTGTCTTGTCAAAGAGATGCACACTGTACAGAAACTCGATCATGGTGGAGTCAACCTCCAGCACTTATAGGTGTATCGCGGCTGATGCTCACTCCGCACACGGATTCAATGCACATGGCATTATCTTTGATGAGCTTCATACGCAGAAGTCACGGGATCTTTGGGATACACTCGTCACCAGTACCGGAGCGCGCAGACAACCGTTGATAATCGGCATAACGACAGCAGGGTACGATCAAACAACAATCTGTTATGAGGTCCACAACTACGCGGAACAAATTCGGGATGGCATCTTGGAAGACTCTGCGTTTCTCCCAGTAATCTTTTGTGCAGATCCAGAAGACGATTGGCAAGATCCTAAGACATGGCGTAAGGCGAATCCGAATCTAGGAATCAGCATAACTGAAGAGTTCTTGACGGCTGAATGCCAACGCGCACAAGATGTACCGGGCTTCCGAAATACATTCCTTCGGCTCTATCTGAACAGGTGGACCGAACAATGTGATCGATGGTTGTCTATGGAGCGCTGGGATGCATGTGGTGCAGACAACGAGGAAGAGGTGATGGAGCAACTAGAGGGCTGTCCTTGCTGGATAGGAATCGACTTGTCAGAAAGACACGACTTGACCGCAGTTGTGATCCTTTTCAAGACAGAAGACATGAAGTACGCGGTAATTACTAAAACTTTCCTGCCCCACGAACGGCTGTTTGTTCGGGCGAGGGAAGACAGAGTTCCATACGACCTGTGGTATGACGATGGGTATATGCTAACCACAAAAGGAGAAACGATTGATCACGAAGCAATCGTACAAACGGTTCTTGATGTTGCGGAGAGATATTCTGTACGACAAGTTGCGATTGACCCCTGGAACGCAAAGCTCGTTGCAAAACGCTTGGAAGATGAGGGTCTGCCAGTGGCATCTGTCCCACAGGCGTTTCGCACGATGACAGAACCGTGTCACTATTTGGAAGCCCTAGTTACCGATGAGCGCATATTGCATTTCGATCATCCCGTACTCAGGTGGTGTGCGTCCAATGTGGCAATTGAAACAGATAATAATGGAAACATTCGACCAAGCAAGAAACATTCATTACAACGCATCGATCCGATAGTGGCTTTAGTCATGGCATTAGGGAGAGCGATGCTGGATGAAGATGGAAGAATTGATGACGAACGAAGTGTGTATGACGCAGATGATCAGGGGCTTAAAGTGCTATGAGTGAAATAGAAAAAACAGAAGTAGATCAAGACTCGGAAGACCGAAGTTTAAGCAATCCGCCACAGTGGTTGTCTGATGCCTTGAGAGGTGGACTAAGTACATCGTCTGGTATTACAGTAACGGAAGACTCGGCTCTTTCTATAACGGCGGTGTATGCGGCTGTGCGCGTTATCGCGGAAACTGTTTCGAGTTTACCGCTAAAGGTATACATTAGAACTGAAAGAGGTCGTGATGAATATCGAACCAGTGCGCTGTGGAATCTGTTGCACGACACGCCTAACCCTCAAATGAGTTCTTACACCTTCAGGGAAGTGATGACAGGGATGGCATTGACACACGGTAATGCCTATGCGGAGATTGTTAGAGATGGTGCTGGTAGACCGGCCGAGTTGTGGCCACTGTTGCCTGAGAATGTTACTGTCCATGTTCTTGCAGATAATGAAATCATATACTTATACAGTGGACAACAAGGCGGTCAAGTTCCACTTGAATCGAATCAGGTTTTGCATATTAAGAACTTTTCGACTGATGGGATCGTAGGGAAAAGTCCTATCCGGCTTGCGCGCGAAGCACTCGGTTTGAGTATCGCAGCAGAGCAAATGGGTGGTGAGCGATTCTCAAATGCATCTACTCCCGGTGGTGTTCTTGAACATCCCGGCAAGTTGTCAACTGAAGGTTTGGAGAACCTACGCAAGAGTTGGGAACAAATGCACAGAGGCGTTACAAATTCAAGTCGTGTTGCTGTGCTTGAAGAGGGGATGAAGTTCCACAACATATCAATCCCATCCGATGATGCTCAATGGATTGAAACGCGGCGTTTCCAAGTGAGCGAGATTGCTCGGTTGTACCGCGTACCACCCCATACCATAGCTGATCTTGAGAGGTCGACGTATGCCAACATAGAGTCACAACAACTCAGTTTTTATCGTGACACATTGTTGCCGTGGTTATCGCGGTGGGAACAAGAGATAGCGAGAAAACTTATTAACGAAGAAGAGGGTGTCTATGTCGAACATTTGATAGACGGTTTGCTACGCGGTGATACGGAAGCACGATACGCTTCCTATAAGATTGCTAGGGACGCAGGTATACTTTCGGTCAATGAAATTCGGGCTATGGAGAACAAGAACCCTATTAAGGGGGGAGACATTTACTTACAACCACTGAACATGGTCGCGGTTGGCGATGATCCCACGGAGTATGTGGAAGAAGTACAAGAAGAAGACAGAGAAGTGGTGACAACATTGAGTCCACACATTTTGAGCTGGTTGAAGGAGGCGTGTGCCAGAGCGCTTGCGATAGAAGCGAACACTGGTCGCAGAAGTGCAACCAAGCACTTGGAGAAAAAGCACAATCCCAAGAAGTTGATAGATGAGATGACAAGAGCATCTAAGAAACTTCCTGACCGGCTTGTGGAAATCACAAAGCCCATCGTGGAATCAATTGACACAAACGCGGAATTGTTGAATTCTGTGATCAGGGTCGAGGCATCAGAATACGCAGAACAGACGTTGCGAGGTGCAGCACAAATAGTAAGCGGCAACAATAGTGATGCATTGGTTGCATCTGCCGAATTAAAGAACTGGTATGACGAGACAACGAGTGTTGCCGCATCCGAACTTGCAGAATCGATTTATAGAGCATGGAGTAATTCAAATGGAAAATAAAGAAACCAGAGCAGTAAAAGAAATTCGTGTCGAAGGTGCTGCTAGTGGCAAGCCCAAGATCACCGGCTACGCCGCAGTATTCAATTCTCCCAGCGAAGACCTTGGTGGTTTTATCGAAATCATTGAAGCAGGGGCATTTACTGGATCGTTGGACGCTGGTGCTGATGTAAGAGCATTGGTAGGACACGATGCAACACAAGTGATCGGAAGAAACAAATCTGGCACGTTGCGTGTCTTTGAAGACCATCACGGCTTGCGAGTCGAGATAGATCCTCCCAACACCTCTGCTGGAAGGGATATAGTTGAGTCGGTACGCCGTGGTGATATTGATTCGATGTCCTTTGGATTCATTGCAACCAATGATCGATGGGAACACGATGAGGGGCAAGAGGTGAGATATTTAGAGCAAGTCGAACTTCTGGAAGTCTCTGTTGTGGCATGGCCAGCGTATCAAAGTACCGAAGTCGCAGTTCGCAGTTTGTTGGCTTATCAAGAGGAAGAAAGGGTAGACCCTGACGCTGATGGCAATTGTCCTACTGGGTATCACAAGATGCCGGCTGACGATAATCACGACATGGCTTGGTGCATGGAAGGTGAGTCGCATCCATCAGAAACCTATGATAACGATGAGAGGGATGTCCCAGCAACCGTTGATTCTCCTGAAGCACCAGACGATAGGGCTTGGGATGGTGATGGTGCTAGGGGTCGCGTTTTGAAGTGGGCTGGTGGTCCAGACAAAGAGAATGTCGATTGGGACAAGTATGAGAAGGCGTTTGCTTGGTTCGATGGTGATGAGCGAGAGAACCTTGGTTCATACAAGTTGCCACATCACGATATAGTGGACGGTGAATTGAAGGTAGTGCTTCGTGGAGTCCAATCGGCTAATGGTGTTATGCAGGGTGCGATGGGCGGTGTTGAACTTCCAAGTTCGGAGCGAAGCAAGGTTCAAGCACATCTGGATTATCATCTACGGCAATTTGACAAAGAGGAAGATAATTCTCGTACTCACGAAGTCCTTGAACTACGGTTGCGGATCGCAGAGAGTAAAAACCTCTAATTTCTTTTAACCAATTGTCGAATTAGTCACACTCGCTGTGAATAAAGATGTGATGAGTATGGTGAGTCTTATGACTTGGAAGCCGTTGCTTACCCATTACCCTGCTCTGACATAGGTAATTTCCCCGCCGATGCGGTGTTTATCTGCTGGTTTTATTTATTAACTAGCCGTTATCGCATTATTTGCATTACGGCGTAACGAGGAAATCTTCTTATGGATCTTCAAAAATTAACTGAAAAACGCGCATCGCTTATATTTGATGCGCGAGCAATCATGGACGCGGCTTCCGCCGAAAGTCGTGATTTAGATAGTGAGCAAAGACAACAAGTAGACACCATGCTTGACGATGCTGATGGAATTGAAAAAGACATCGCGCAACGTCAACGTGTGGAAGCCGCTTCGGATCGTCTTTCTCAAGTAAATGAACGCAAGACTGAGCTTCAAAAGAGTGAAGTTAGCGAACCTGCTCCTGAAGTACGCGCAATAGCAACAAGAGAGTACGCTGAAACATTTTGGCAATATGTACGAGATGGTGAACATTCACTAACTCCAGAACAGCGTGCGGTCATGGTTGAAGGGACAAATACTGTGGGTGGTTTTGCTGCACCAATGTTTGCCTTTGGGCAAGCCAGTTTGCAAGACATGATTATTGAAACAATGGACGCTGCATATAACTTCCAAGAATATGCAACTCGCATTACTATTGGTGGTGAGATCAATGTGCCAGTACAAAATGCAGTTGGAGCAGCAGCATGGACGGCAGAAAACGTAGATGCGACCGAAACAGAAACAACCTTCACTCAGTTGAAATTCCAACCGCATAAAGCGACCCGCATTGTTCAAATTTCGCGGGAACTTTTGGCTGACTCGTATGTTGACATGGCATCCTTTATGGCTGGTATGTTCGGTCGTTCTTTTGCGACATTGTTGAATGCCGCTTTTGTCAATGGCGATGGTACTGCTAAACCCACAGGAATTACCGATGCTTCAGATGAAGCATTTACAGCAGATGCGGCCGCCGCCGTCACTTGGTCTGAATTACAAACACTGTACTATTCGCTCAAAGAACCTTACCGAGCAAATGGCACTTGGCTGTTCAATTCAACTACTGCGGGTG